AGTTTTTACACATCAACAAGTTGCTGACTTAATGGATATAGGAAGAGTTACTGTTACTGAAATGTATGCTGCTTTTAAAGAAGATAAAGCAATACTTGAAGCACAAGACAATTGGGCTATATCAGAAGATACAGTTGAATCATTAAAAGATTTTAAAGAGTTTAGAGATAGGTATTTTAAAACAGAAACTGGTGACTTATACGAAACAGCAGAGTTTCATGAAAACTGGATAAACAACATTGTTGATGCTATAGAAAATGGTAAACAACAAATGATACTAAGTCCACCTAGACATGGTAAGACAGATTTGTTAACACACTTTGCTGTATGGCAGATATGTAATAACCCTAACATAAGAATTATGTGGGTAGGTGGTAATGAAGATATTGCAAAGAATGCAGTAGGTGCTGTGCTTGACCACTTAGAAAACAATGAACAATTAAACGAAGAAATAAATGGACCAGGAGTTAAGTTCCAACCTAAAGTTAGGTCAGGTAAATCTTGGTCATCAGGACAATTTACTATAGGTACTAGAACAGTTACAGGTATTAAATCACCTACTATGGTAGCTGTAGGTAAGGGTGGTAAGATTCTATCACGTGACTGTGACTTAATTATTGCTGATGACATTGAGGACCACGGTACAACAATTCAACCTAGTTCACGTGAACAAACAAAGAGATGGTGGACTACAACTTTGTCATCACGTAAAGAGGAACATACAGCAATAGTTGTTATTGGTTCCAGGCAGCATCCAGATGATTTATACAATTCATTAATTGATAATGACGAGTTTGAAACAATAGTAGAAGAAGCACATAGTTCAGAGTGTGTGTTACCAGAAACAGATATACAAGAACATCAAGACTGTATGTTATGGGCAAGTAAAAGAACTTTTAAATGGTTAATGTCACAAAAAAATAATGCTGACACTACAGGTGGTAGAGCTATCTATGAAATGGTATATCTAAACAAAGCATTTGTAGAAGGTATAACAATGTTTAACTCAGAAGATATAGACCAATGTAGGGATATAAACAGAGTAGTAGGACAGATACCAGCAGGTACGCATTTAATTGCAGGACTTGACCCAGCATCTACAGGTTTCCAAGCATGTTTCTTATGGGCAGCTAATCCAGAAACAGGAGAATTGTTTTTAGTAGATATAGAAAACGAACAAGGTGGTGGAATTATACAAGCAAGAAAATCTATAAAGAAATGGTATGATAAATATAATTTATCTCATTGGGTTATAGAAGAAAATGGTTTTCAGAAAGCTATTAGACAAGATACAGAGTTAAAAGAATACTGCAGTAGATTTGGTATATATTTAGAAGGTCATCAAACACAAAAAAACAAATATGACCCAATTTATGGTGTTGGAAGTATGCAACAAATGTTTGAGCAAAAGCTAATAAATTTGCCTTATGGTGATACAGAAAGCGAAACTAAGAGTAATATATATCGTAGACAACTAATTTATTTTTCATCTGCTGCTAGTAGAGCTAGTAAAGCAAGAAACTATAAATCAGATGTTGTAATGGCTAGTTGGTTTCCATTAAAAGTTATAAGAAGATTAGGAAAAGAACGATTAGCTGAGGTAGGATTAGATTATGAACCAAGTTTTGGAGAATGGGATATAAGCGATATGAACGAAAGCCCTTGGGGTTAGAGTGAAGCCAGAAGAAATACAATACGCTATAACAAATTTGCACTTTGATAATCAGAGTGCATATTCTACTAGGGGTCGTGTTCGTGCAATAATGAATGGTGGACCTGATGGTATTATGGCGTTACTTGGTGACCAACTTAAAGGTTTCCAAGATTTTCAAATACCTGTACCAAACTTAATGATGTCAGGTTTAGAACACTTGTCACAAAAAATTGGTCGTATTCCTAATTTAAAAGTAGATGTACCTAATGGTAAAGACTCAGATAGAGCTAGAAACAAAGCAGAAAAGATAGCTCGTATTGTAAATGCTTATGATGACACACAAAAATTAGATTTACAAATGCCACAAGTAGGTAGATGGTTACCTGGTTATGGTTTTTCTGTATGGGTTATTAGAGAGAAAAAAGGACCTGATGGTACGCCATATCCTTGTGCAGAATTAAGAGACCCTTACAACTGTTTCCTTTGGTGCAGACCAACAACCAAAAGAAATGGCTATTGTTCGTAGAGTACCTAAAGAAGCACTAGCAAGAACTTATCCAAAATTTGCAGATAAGATTATGTCTAAAGATGGATATGAAACTAATACACTTGGTATAGGTAATGCGTATGCTTCTGCTTATACAGATTCTTACAATGGTAGTTGGGCTAACTCAAATGGCGAAGGTGATTTACTAGCAGAATATTACAACATAGATGGAACATACATATTCCACATGACTTCTGCAACTATTCTTGACTTCATACCAAATCCACTAGATAGTGGACCTGCGTTTGTTGTTGCAAAGAAATTTGCATTTGACAGATTGCAAGGACAGTATGACCAAATCATAGGACTTATGGCTTCTATGGCAAAGATTAATGTGATGTCAATAATAGCTATGGAAGATGCAGTATTTACTGAAACTAACATATCAGGAGAGATAGAGTCTGGACAATACAGAAAAGGTAGATTTGCAGTTAATTATCTTGCTCCTGGTACACAAGTTTCTAAACCAGCATCTAATGTTCCTTATCAGATATTTCAACAAATAGACAGAATAGAAAGACAACTTCGTGTAGGTGGTTCTTATCCTGTAACTGATGATTCACAAAGTCCACTTAGCTTTGCAA